CGCAAGACGAATCGGAAGCACCGTGAAATTGCTGATCTGTACTGCGCGTGTTCCAGTGTTGAATGTGGTTATACATTTGTTATGAATTTGACGTTTTCGCACACGCTAAGTCCCAGTGCAAAAACAGGTGATCAACTGTTGCAGACCGTGATTAACAACCTCAACCCGCAACAGCGTCAAATGGCATTGGATTTATTGCAAACTAGCGCTGCCTAATTCAAGCTTTGAGCCAAGCCACTATCTAGCTAGTGGCTTTTTTAACTCTCACCCCATTTTCATCAAATTGCTTAATTAATTGAGTAGTCAATTCTGAACACCAAATAAGAGCTTGATAACGCTCATCATTACTGCAACCTCTATTAGTAGCCAAGCGTAACAGCAAATCAACTCGTTCCAATGAAATTGACTCAGCAAAAAAATCTACCATCCTCTTAATCCCACAATACTGTATTTTTATACAGTATATATAAATATAATTAACAAGTGAAGTAATTATGTTATGAAATAGTGTGTTATGTGACTTCTATCGTTTCTGATTCCATTTTCTTCAACATGTTCAGATAATGGCCTTTTGGGTCACGAATAATTTCATTAGTATCAATCTGGATACCCAATTTTTCACTTAACCTACTCATTATCATTTTTGTTGTTTCAGTATGCGTTTTTTTAACTTTATGTAGATGACCGAACATAGATAAACAATAACGCTGTCCATCTATGGTCATACTCCCCCCCTCCAGTAACGAACGTGCCAGCACATCACTCATCGCCAAACTCTGTAATTTTGCCGATTCATGAACTCGCTGTATTTTTTCCTTCTCACTCATTTGATGCCAACCGTAATAGAATTCATCTAAATACAGATCACTTCCTTGACTAACCGTATTTCGTGCCTCCGTACAGTTATTGACAGAACTCCTAGGCGGTGCGGGCGCACCGCTAAAACCAGCCTCCGCTGACGCTTCGGCTAACTTCGGCACAATCTTCCAGCTCTTGAACCGGGTTAAGATAGGGGTATCCATCCCCACCAAGGGCGAAAAGACACCCTTGATGCGGATCACATCCTCACCGTGGGTGTTAGTTTCCGGTTGTGTTTCATACCACAGACGCGCTACCAAATCGTCACGACGCACAAACGGGCCACCCTGTGCATTGATATAGTTTGCCCAGTCGCCGTTATCCGCCGCATCATGCACAATAGCAAATTCAACGCTTAATCCCATCGCAGTATCATGGTCTGCCATGCGGCGTAATTCACGGTAAACCGTCACGGGTGCACCACCCACAAACTGAAACTGACGGATATGCCAACGCGCCGCCCACGTGCTCGCAGCCACAGCAGCTTCTTTCATGGGGCGATCGCTTTCATCATCCAGCTCATCGTCCATAGCGTAGCCATCAATGTTTTTAGAAATGTACTTCGCCACATAACCCGTTGCTGATCCTTTTTCGGGATCAATCTTCTCGGCATGAAACCGGGCTTTCAGGGCTTTTTCAGTCCGCAGTTCGTGGCGATCCTCCTGCAAGGCATACTCACGGATAATATCGCACACCTGATCCGCTTGGTCTGGCTGCATAAAAAACAGCATATGCCAATGAGGTGTACCATCGTGATGGGGTTCAGCCACCCGGATACCAAAGATACGCAAATTATTACGATGGAGTTTGGCTCTGATTTTTGCCCAAAGACCGCTTAAATATTGTTGTGTATCTGCCGGACTGCATCCGTTCCACTTACGGTTACGGTGTCCGTGTCGGGTTGTGGCGTGGTATTTAGAGGGCGCGGTCAGTGTGTAAAACTCAGCCACATAGCCCAGTTCATTACAGATATTTTCAAATCCCCGGATACGCACCATCATTTCGGTACGACGGATCGCCGGGTTCGCCACACTGCCATAATATTTATCAATCAGGCTGACGCGGTTGCCCTCTTCATCTTCCAGTTCCATCGACTTGATAAATTCTTTCGTGCGGTGCTTCTGCTCTTTCCACTCAGAAATAGCCGTTTTGCTGGCGTAGATACTGGTCTTTTTGCTGACGCGATTGATTGAAATCTGCAAATGCTCACGCCATTCCGCCGCCAGACGGCGCAACCGTCCCAACCACCATTTATCTGAGGTCATGCGAGAAATGGCGGCAATAGCCTCCGTCTCACCAAAGAAGCGACCAGTCAGCTTAGCCCAGTAAGGCGCATCTTGACGATAGGCTTTCGTGATCGCTGCCGCCCTCATATACAAGACATGCGCCCGTTTCAGCGCTCCTTCTTCTGGCCTCTCTTCGGCGGCTGTCTCCAGCTTCTGAAAAACAAACTGAGAAATATCATTTGCCAGTAACTCGATATCTTCCCGTGACATATCAGGAATGCGGTTAAACCGCGCCATATAAAGCGCATTATCCGCCTCGATTTCCTGAATCTGGTAACGCTCGGTCACCAAATTGACCCTAGGTAAGATGTGGTCGACGAATGTCTTAGACAAAAAAGCCTCGGCGCGTTGCGTCCCTTGCTCTTTTTCTAAAACATTAACCCGGTACTGAACATCCAAACGGACAACAAAAGGTTGCTTTTTTAATAACTGCTGAACGTAAGCACGTTCTTTGATCACCTTTGCAATCGTCCGGTGCTCTTCTTCTTTCTGGTACTGTTCAGCATAAGTCGGGAACGGTCTGACTATCGACTGGATAGGTTTATCCCAAGGCAAAGAAACGCACGCAGCCAGAACTGCGCTGTGTGGCATCTCTGGCTGGAATTTGCTGTATTGGCGGCGCATTGGTGATTGTGCGCCGTTGTTATGTTCTACCGTATTAGCTTGCATTCTTTCTCGGATTCTATATATGCACTAATGAATGTTTCTGCGACCGGCGCAACGATGGCATTTCCATAGGCGCGGAGTCGTCCCACTCGATTGGCAATCCCATTAGCCAGCGGGAATGTGCCGGATTCAACTGGCCTTTGCTTTCCATCCCGACAAGAGATCCAGTCAGCATTTCGCCAGCTATTCCCTGCTCTGTTGCATAAGTCAGTTTGTTGAACATCCGATTTCTGCCATCTTTTCGGATGACCGTTGAACCACTCCCCCGATGATCGCTTGCTTGTTGGCGTTGGCCACCCAATAAAGTCGCTGTCTGATGTGCGGAGCACCGACGCCCGCAGCGCAAATATCAACCGCTGCTGAGGCGTAATTCGCTCCCGCCAGGTCAGTTTGTACAAGTTCGAGCCAACCGAGGCCGTCTTTGCTCGCAACTTGTTCACCAAACACAATGTCAGGTCTGCATTGCTCAATGAGATGGAAGAATGCAGGCCATAAGTGCCGCTCGTCAGTAAACCCAGTTCCTTTGCCTGCCGTACTGAAAGGCTGACACGGGCAGGAACCTGTCCAGACTGGTTTATCGTCCGACCATCCCACACGCCGGAGGGCATAACTCCAGACTCCAATTCCAGCGAAAAAATGGCATTGTGTGTAATTACAGAGTTCATCAGGTTTAATATCCTCTATTGAACGCTCATCAACATCACCTGGCGCTATATGACCAGCAGCAATTAAATTTCTCAGCCATTGAGCTGCATAGGGATCAATTTCGTTGTAATACGTCATATTAAATTATGAACTGCATTGAGATTTTTAATGGTTTTACTCATGGCTATTATTCCCATACTGAAAAAAATCAACGGGATTAATTCTTTCAAATCGCAATAAGGCATGGGATGTTTTTTCGGGGTCATCGTGGATTAGGATTATTTTTGACAGAAGATTTCTACCCGTGAACCGATTATTGTCATAATCATATTCACGAATAATTAAAACATCGCCAACGGTATATTTCACATTCAGCCAGCCACCGACGATATTAAATGAGACAGCGACATCAAAAAATGAAGTTCCTATCCTAATGGTATAAAGTTTTTCCATATCACACATTCCGATAATGTTTCTGTTGCAATTCAAAACCAGTTTCAAATGTAATTCCATTCCTGCGCCTGGCGGTCGATGTTCTCAGATTCACTTTTCAAAAGCGCAGCACTGACGGCATATTCCATTTTGTTTTTCAAAACATGTGCGGACAACTTTTCTAAACGGGATGAATACCAATCAGCATAATGTTTACGCTCATCCTCCCGAACCTGCTTGATTAACTTTTCAATATTTGTATATTCCATTCTTTATTTCCTGTTTTAAGATAAAAAGAATCCCTGACGTGTTGACGCCAATAAAATTAAATCGGTAATTTTTATTATTTAATTCGGTAATGATAAGTTATTTGGCAATAATGCACTCGCGGCCTTGATAAGATTTATTGCTCGTATCAAATTAGTCATTTCTTCACTAGTTAATTCACTCAATGCCAGCTCATGCTTATCGGTTGGTATACGTGCTATGTAGAAAATGGCAGCTAACACGCGTTTATTATCCACATAGTTTTCGCTACGTTTATCTCTCATCTCATTAATAAAGACACTTAACTCTTTATTATCAGATTTGAAATATTGTGCCCTGACTTGAGCAACTTTATTTAATCCATTAACCCGCGTTTCAAAAGATATTGAGAATGCACGTTGTTCGCTTGATTCAAATTGATATTCCGTGTTCATATAAGCCTCATCGAATCAGGAACAGAATAAAATAAGCAAAAGCACATAGAACGATTGGATAGATAAACCTATCTTTTTGAGGTTTAAATGATTCACCAGTCAATTTATATTGGTGTTCTTGTTGCTTTAATGCGTTCATGCTGACCTCACACTAACAATGCTCCAATACCTACAACAACATCAACCACCGAACTAGACGCAGGCATTAGAATGCAATCTTGATGAAATGGTAATACCCACTAAAGTTAATAGTCTGATCGCATTATTAACTGCCTTCTTAAACTCAGCCACACGGGTATGGTTGAAATGACCTCCTGAAACAACAGTGCTTGCCAATTTTCCCACTTCTGCCGTTGCACCTAACAAATAACTCGACATGTTGGAATCACAAATCTCATTCACCGGCACCGATGGTTGACACTGCAATTGCTCCAGTAATCCATCCAAAATAGATGCATCTTGCGTTGCATCGGTTAACTTCATCAAGTCAACACAAGTCAGCATATGGGGCTGCTCAGGGTTCAGCTTGTTGCGCAGCATTTGCGGATTCATTCCGATAACTCCCGAAATTTGAGCTAAGTTGCCCCTATGAGCGTTGGCGAATACCCAGCAAGCATGATCAAAGTGTACTTGTTTGAAAACTTGATAATCAAACATTGTTATTTACCTTTTTATTCACATAATGTGAACGTTAAGACCAAACGAGAACGATTATTGGGAAACCTAATCCTTACACCAATCCCACCAATCAATGAAAACACGCTCATTTGATTTTTTCTTAGGCTTAATTTTTAGCCTACCAGTAGCAACATAATATTTAGCCGTTCTCTTGCAAACGCCTGATAATTCACAAAATCTATCATACGTAACCCAACGTGATTGAGCTTGTATTGAATTAACAATCTGCATAGTACATATTCTCCTTTTGTGTTCCATGTTCTAAACTTTTTGTGATTGTATTACCTTGCACTTCAAAGTACTACATTGAAGTACCTTACAGCTGAGATATTACGATCGCCATATAAGTACGTAAACTAAAAAAGTCCGCCTTTGGTGAAAAAATGCAACAGTACGCAAATGCAAGAGAAACGATAGATAGAATCTGTTTGGCATATAAGTTTAAATCATATAGCCAATTGGCTAATTATTTGTCGATCAGCAAGGGATCTTTAGGGAATCGTATAACAAGAGATAATTTTCCTTACGATATCGTCTTACGGTGTGCCTTAGAAACTGGAGCTTCCATTGAGTGGCTTTCATTTGGTATAGGAAACATGAACAGCACCATAGCTGAAACAGTGAAATTAACCACATTCGAGCTCGTTGATGAAAAACTCCAACAATCTAGTTCCCTCACCTTTGATAAAGACATCCTTCCTAAAAACTATGGTGATATTGAAGCAATCAAGTATGGCGAAAATATTTATTTCATTGATAGAAAACAAAAAAATACCAATGATGGAAAATGGTTAATCGAATTCTCAGGAAAATATCAATTCAAGGAATTGGAATTGATCCCCGGCAATAAAATACGTATGGATGGCGGTAAATATCCTATCGACTGCGATATAGATGATATTACTGTCCTAGGTAAAGTTATTTCTATTTATACGGCCTTATAATGTCTATCAAAAAAATTGATTCTGGTGAATGGCTCTGTGATCTACGGCCCAATGGCGTGAAGGGTAAACGTATTCGTAAGAAATTTGCAACTAAAGGCGAAGCTGTTGCTTATGAGCGTTATATCTTGGGTGAAATGGAAGATAAACCCTGGATAGCAGAGAAAGAAGATAACAGAAAACTATCTGAGTTAATTTCACTCTGGCATTCACTCTATGGCCGAACATTAGCAGACCCCGCCAGATTACTGTCAAAACTGACAGCCATCTGTAATGGGCTAGGTGATCCTACGGCTAATCAGCTTACTGCCGCTGACTTTAGTAAATACAGAGAACAGCGGTTAATGGGTTTATTACCTGATTCAAAAGGTAGAATCATGGCAGTGAAACCAATCACAGTAAACCTTGAACACCGTAATTTATCGTCTGTCTTTGGTACTCTAAGAAAACTTGGGCATATTAGCTATCCTAACCCATTATCAGGTTTGCCAACATTCAAGATTCAAGAAAATGAACTGGCCTTTTTATATCCTGATGAAATTATCTATTTACTGGATGCCTGCAAGGAATCCAAAAGCAAAGACTTACTTTTAATTACCAAAATCTGTTTAGCTACAGGTGCACGCTGGAGCGAAGCGGAAGAATTAGAAGGTAATCAAGTAACCCCGCATCGAATTACATTTATCAAAACTAAAGGCAAACGTAACAGAACCGTACCTATTTCCGAATCACTATATAATCAGATTCCCAAGAAACGAGGTAAATTATTTACCCCATGCCGCAAATCTTTTGAACGGGCGGTAAAACGAGCGGGAATTGACTTACCAGAAGGTCAATGTACTCACGTCTTACGGCACACATTCGCCAGTCATTTTATGATGAACGGAGGCAACATATTGGTATTGCAACGAATTCTAGGCCATACAGACATCAAAATGACTATGATTTATGCGCACTTCTCCCCTGATCATTTAGAAGATGCAATAACAAAGAATCCTCTTACACAATTGGAGTTAGAGAACCAATAAGATCCACATTGTGTCCACTCAGCTCAAAAATCAGTGTTCTGAATTGTTTCTTATTGCACAGTAATATATTGAAAAATAACATAATTATATGTTTTATATATATCTATAGGAAACTGTAGGAATTTCGGACGCGGGTTCAACTCCCGCCAGCTCCACCAATTTAGTAAGGACAGTGACAGGACAACAGCTTTAAAAACAGTAAGTTAGCAAAGTTGATTGGACACTGACCGGACAACGAAGGGACACAAAAGGATACGCAAAGGAGCCGCGGAGCTTTTGGAAAAACCAACCACAATTAGGTTGGTTTTTTTATGTCTATAGCATAGTAACTACCTCTATTTTATAATGCATAGTGCAAAATAAAATGCCTCACCAGATCTCTGCCTCATAGGGCATTATTCATAAATCCAGCACTTGATACCGTCAGTTTTTGCGGTCATTTTATTTACTAATGTCACCCTACCGGCGAAATGGCTATACTATGATGTGTCAATAAATAGTTTATATTTGTGGAGTAATTTTGAAACGTATACCGCCAGAATTGTTTAAGTCTGAAATGAAACGAAAAGGCTGGACGCGCCGCGAACTGGCTATACGGTGGGGCAAATCAGAAACATGGATCAGCAAAATAGTGAATAATATAGAACGGGATCAACACTGGAATGACGCCCTCAATGGACTGCCTGAAAACGAAAAGCCCAGATAAACTATAGGTCACATTTTTATTGCATAAAAGTGACCTATAGTTCATAATTCGACATTGAGAGACTATTTTCACTGACGCAGAGCTACCGGGCTGGCACCCGATAACCCTGCTTACCACAACTAACTATACGAGGTAGTTAATTATGGCTAAACGCGATAATAAAACAATTCAGCGAATTTCCCAAGCTGAACGTTTTGGCAAGGTAGCTAAAAACGGCATTTCTTTAAAAGGAAAATGGTTACAGGAGGCGGGATTTACCTTCGGAATGCCACTAAAAATCCGGGTGATGCCGGACTGTATTGTTATTACCACCCAGAACACCCAGGAACTCTGGCAATGCCTGGAAGGACTGAGTATTGAGCCATTTAACCCCAATGCTGCTATTGACTGGATTAAGTATTATCCTGGTGGGTTGATGATTATCTAATAGATTAAAGCATAAATGGACTACACCTTTAAATGTTGGATGGTTATCCAACATTTAAAGGGCGATTCAGTCAGAGTAGTGCAAAAAAGCCATTTTTGATTAGACTTATCTAACTATTGGGGGTCGGTTCAATTGGCCCTGATTCCATTATTCTAAGGGTTTTTCGGGCCAGTTAATATCTGACGCTGAATTAACATCAACACGGTTCAATAATACTCTATATTTTTTTAACTCTGCTAACAGCGATTTTTCCTCATCACTCGACATCCCCAAATCTACAGCATCTTGTAACGGAGCGATCTGTTTACTTACAGTGAACATAAGTTGCTGTTTCTTATGTTCTGCTTGTTGCTGCTGTTCCCGTCTAAGCTTTATTTTATCACTTTCTGATATTATCCACTTTTCACTATCCCATTTGTGATAAACAGACGGTGCTTGCTTTGTAAGAATTGGATAACCCTCTTTACCTCTGACGATAGCAAAGCCGCGTGATTGACCGTCAAGCAATTCATTGTGTTTTTCTACTGTTATTTCAACACACTCTTCATGAGCTTCATTATAAAAAGCACATTCTTTTCTGGAAAAATAGACCATTTATACCCCCCAAAATAATATATGTACAACTTTGCCTGGGTTCTCATTATTGTTGGGAGTACCTACTTGATATTCAAATGTCGATAATGTTGCATTACGTACTAATGTGTGACCAGTTGATGTATTTATACTCGACATGCTTGCAGTATAACCAAAAAACTTATTTTTAAAAGAAATTGGATAATTTACTTTTATCCATGATTGCTGACCTGATGCAACCTTAACCCATTGAATAATAATCCCCGTATCTCCACATTGCCACCAGCCATTTTCGGATTTTATGGCTGCATTTTGTAATGCAAGAGTACCACTTCTCTCAGGTATTAATATATTGTAACGCCGCTGATTCCTGGTATCGTTAGAATAGATATGCAACAATTTCCCTTCTGAACCGTTAATCCCCAATACATACCCATCTTTCGATTTGAAACGCAATTCAGGAAATGGCGTTTTACTATCAATCAGTAAACTGCCAATTGTTGCGGTTTTATCGCTAGAAATGCGCAAGAAAGTATTATCGCTCTCAGATTTAGCATAACTTCCCACATCCCCAGCATTCAAACTAATATCCCCGGCCAACAGCTTCCCGTTAATTTTCCGGCTATTCGGCACCGCCCCTTTAGCCAACTCCATCGTTTCCGATAAACCGATATTTTTTACAAATTCAGTTTTATTGAAGATGTCAGCGCCATTTTGATTTTTAGCGAGCTTATTATTGGCATTATCATTCACATCAGAAACAAGTTTCTGAGTTGCTGCAAGGGTATTACTGTTACCTGTCTTGTCTGTAAGTTGGGTGATGCCTTTTTCTGTGAGTGTGGCGTCAGGAATAAAATCTTGAGTTGCAATCTCTCCCAGTCCCAAATTATTACGCGCTGTCGCTTTGTTATTAATATCAGATAAGTTATTAGCTTTCTGTAGAAATAACCCATTAGGATCTGCTAGTAGATTTTTCCAACCGGAAACTGATGTACTATCCGGATCTGTATTGTTATCTTCTACCCCATTCCACCAAATTTTACTTCCATCAAAACTGGCAACAATGGCTCCTTTAGGATAACCATCAATGGCAGCACTAAAGTCAGCATTATACGAATACAAGCCACCAGACATTGAATAACGTATTGCGGTAGTAATATCATTCAATATCCCGTTCATATCCTTGCCAGATGGAGGAATTCCACCAGCAGATATTGCTGTCATCGTTAACGGGGGAAAACCGCTCAGATACGTAGCTACGCCTTTTGCCAAGCTGCTTTCAGTTGATTTTGTTGCAATCTCGTTATAGTCTCCGGCGCTCGCAAACGGAACAGCAATAAGATTAGGTTTTTCAGTTGATTTCATTTGTTGGTATCCTTTGAACGATTGCGACACTGACACCAACCGGGTAAGGCAGTGCTCCCGATGTTTGAACAATTGCTAATTCTGCTGTTGATAGCTGAAATTCAAATACATAACTCATCTTCATATTTCCATCATCAGTGATATATGCACGTCCACTATCGCTAAACATATAAACAAGCATTCTGTTGATGTTTGGTATAGTACAGTCAGATATATTTGACATGGCTTTCATCATAATTAGCTTTCGGTACATCTGATCTGATAGCTCAATAGTTTTTGTTTTTGACTCCCCGGAATAAAATGGTGCTTGGTCAAATGGATTTGGATCTGTCGTTGTCGGAACATTCAGTAAAGCTTCACCAAAACCTATATATTTTACATTTTCATTAACAGTAAGCCGCCTGCTGACATTCACTATTTTTCCCCACACATCCAGTCCGTAAGTATTTGCTGTGTCAATGTTCCAAATCAGATCGTAAAATGTATTAATAAATTCAGCAGAGGAAACAGCGGCATTGAAGCTTCGAATAAGTGAGTTGAGTTTTGGACTAGCGGCATACTGAGCAAGAATAGTTGCTCCCACATTTTCCATTTATGAACCTACTAATTTCACAGATATATTATCAACGTCAAGCGTTGGGATTTCATCAATACCAAAACTAATTGATGTTGAATAAGTAATACCGTCACGGCTAAGCGTAATATTGTAAATATCAACACTCGATGTATCTATGTTATAAACGCCTGAATAATATCTACCAGCAAATAATGTAGATGCTATTCTTGCTCGCGTTCCACCGTCTTCTCCGTTAAATGCTTGCGCTATAGCTGACTTAACCTGTGTTTCAATATCAGCAGGAAGGTAATCGCTATTCGCAAGTGAGACGTCAACATAGACACGAATGGGCGCGGGTATCACATATTTAATTTCATATTCGGGGTAAGGCTGAACATAGTTTTCATCATCCACAATTGTGTGAGTTGTATTTCCGTTCGTAGGAATACCTGGAGGCTTTTTCTTCCAGATTGCTCTAGCGACATCCTCAGTTTTTCCCCCATACACAGCACTATAAATAGAGTTCGGCGCTATTCTGTATTTTGATACCCCGACCGTTTTTACTACCGAAGTATCATTTGAAATAACGTATGCGTCTGCCACGCCATTTACTTCTAATACTGCGGCATAAATGGCATGTAATGAGTTTGTCGCATTTTTAGCAACAGATTGTTTACGACGATACTCAAAATTAGCGCGGGTTTCCTCATCTGCGCCAGGTACGCCAGCATTCGCATTACTGATACCAGACCAGCCGGGCGCCGAGCTATAAATCGTGTTCAAGTCATCAATTTGGCATGCTAACGGCCCTGATGTTGAGTTTTGGAAAACAACATCAACAGAGCCGCTGCCCGGGATCTTAACCTCTGTTAGTGAATGATAAAGATACCCTTTTTTATCTTGAGCAATACTACCAATTGGAATAACTGTATTAACTAACCCAGTGCATGTTGCTGTTACCGTTGTTCCCGATGCTGGAATTCGATCTAAAAAATAAATTCGTCCGATAGCATCTTGAAAACGTCCGGTTGCATAATCCGGATTAATTTGATTGACGATAGCAAGTAACTGATCGTTCTTGTCAGCAATGATAGCCGCATCACTCATGGCTATTTGACCTTGCGGTGTTGTTAAGCTCGTACTCATTGCACCACCCATTGCTGTAGCCAAATCATTTAGCCGCCCATTTAAAATATCAACCTCGTCGGGCACAGTTAGACCCGTCTTTGTAAAGGTTACACCTGGAACACTTGTTGTCAGTACTACAGAGTTAGTCATCAGAAATTTACCACCGTTGATTGATTGTTCATGTCCGTTATTGTCATCATGCCCGCAATAGTTCTCTCCTTTCCATTTATAACTTTACAAGTGGCAGACTGAACATAAGGTAACTTCATTGCTTCTTGTTGCATTTTGCTGTTGATTAGCTGAGTTCCCGGCCAATATCCCAAAATTCGCTGGTAATAAGGAATACCCAATGCTGTGTCATACCAGCACTCACCCAGATATGTACTACAGGCACAAGCGACATCCTGCGCTACAGAATAGGGATTATCAGTAATGGCGATATTTCCAGAATCATCTAACGTTAAATCCCATGACTCGGTATCAAGAAGAAATGAACGAGTTTGCATTTTCGATTCCTATGGAAATAAAAAAACCGCAATTAAGCGGTGTAGATATGAAAAAACCCGCACTGTAGGCAGGTTTATTGATGACTACTCAAAAAATTTTAAGCAGCTTGGTGATGATTCTTACGCTTTCCCTGAAGCTCAACTTTTGGCTTATGCTCAAACATTTTTGGGGCAGCTTTTATCAACAAGTCAATAGCCCCACCCACAGCAGTATACACCTGCTGCGTATCAAATTTTTTGATATCTTTAATGGCTGCTTTCTGCTTTGACATAATGACTCCTAAGAGATTTTCTCTCCAAGAGCTTTGAGCTCATAAGGGGTGTTCACATTTATCACCAAACATATTATTAATGATAACACTAAAATTACAGTTTTTTATTTCTTCAGGAATATAATTTTTAAATAAAAAAACAAACCATATAACACCAGTTTTATTGACACATTCTAATATTAGAAAATCGTCATGCTCTTTTATCATCAATGAGTCAAATCTGACATATTTATCTCCGTTGAACAACCCCATATCAAAACCATATTTTTTATTTTCATACGTAATATCAATAGGTATTTTAATGTCTGGAAACTTTATAAAGTTTTCATTAATTAAAAATTTAGCGCCTTTGATTTTTTTAGTATCGCATATTCAAGCATAACAACCCTAGCCTACTTATTGGTAAAGAAAAATAATTTTATAGTATGATCTTAATTAAATTAAATAAGTCAGTTAAAACAAACACTAAAGCGTATATTATTTCTACTCAAAATACCAGCAGCTAAAAAATCATTAAAGTCCATACTTAACTTCAACAGATTTTCAACAATACAACAAAAAATTATACGAAAAGAGAACTTATTACCTATTCTTGAACAATAATTAGTAGCTAGGATAAATTATTTTACTCTACATAATCCCCTGATGAGGTACCAACCATGAAAAAGCTATCAATTTGTTTTTTAGTATTGAGCATTACCGCTTTCTCGCCTAACTTCGCGTCGGCAAATTTATGTTATTACAATGAGAAATCTCTGAGTAAATGCGCTAAGACATGTACGCCAGTAATGATTATTAGCCTTTTCTTTTGGACAATTTGCCTTTAAATCAATTGATAATAATATATTTAATAACAAAGTGACAAGGATAGTTTTGTTCTTGTCGCTTTCATTGTACGGTTCTATTTATTTTATATTTTTTAAACCGTCAATCACTTTAAATAAATTCAATCAAAATTAAGTGGAATGCTTAATCGGCAAGCTCATAAGTTGAAATCACCAGAAATCTTAGATAAAAAATACCAGTAAATAATTTATTATATCATCTCAAAATTATATAATTTAAGAGACACAATTTTCAAAAATCCTTATTAATGGCTGATAGTTACATTGATAAGCAGAAATATTAGCTTCAATCCACTGTTTAGCATCTATAGATTCAAAAGAGATTTTATATCCACAGTTTATAACAATATATTCAAATAATAGTCGCTGTGTTCGCCCATTTCCTTCTCTAAAAGGATGAATCACATTTAATTCTGCATAATATTCAGCAAGTTTTCTAATAAGTTTCTGATAGTTTAATCCTACAAGATAATGTTCATTCTCTAGCATATCAAATATCCTATTCCCTTCTATCTCAATACATTTAGCATGACAGAAGCGGGTATCCCCTTTAGATTTATCAATTATCCTTAGCTGACCAGCCCAATCATATATACCTGTCATCTTTCAAGTTGCCACTTTGTTGGCTGCACTCACTCACCCCGGTCACATAGTTATCTATGCTCCCGGGGATTCGCTCCCTTGCCGCCGCGATCCATCTTGAAATCCATAGGGTATAAATCAGAAAATATCTGTTTATGGAGTTGACGCCAAAAGAGCAAATGGTAAGGTGGTTCCTGGAATGAAATATTCAATATAGCAAGTTCAGTGAGTTCCCTTTCTGCCTGCTCAAGAACAACAGGATCACGAATAGCTAATTTATTGATAAGTGTATCTATGCCCGGATATGTATAGGGATCTTGCCCTGTTCCATATTTATCTACCATAACTACCTCATTGTAAACTATATTTTCTAATTAGTTTATCTTTAAGATTTTTTTGCTCTTTCGGTGTTTCAGGCAAACTATTCGTAACAATATTCATCCCTTCAAGACGCATACTATCTCTATAGTTTTTTAATTTCACACGGTCAAAATAATGTTTTTTTTCACTATAAGTTGTCATTATTGTTTTTCTATTCTTTTGGCTTCTAATATCTTTCTCTTGCTGACGGGAATATTTAAACTTAGCCAGATCCAAATCGCTCAATTTACAGTTAATTGCCTGACCACTTTCAAATATTCCCCAAGAAATAACTTCAAAATAACTGATCTTCCCATTTCTAATACGGTTAATCTTTACCTCTAAGTCTTGTTGCAATATTTGCAAAACCTGTTGCACCTTACGTTCAGATATCCCTGTCGCTTCTACAATTGAACGGGTATTAGGATGATCTAGTTTAGTCAAGGCCGCCATAACAGCTAATTCATATTTCAT